AATAGCCAGTGTGGTGCCCACAGGAGCCTGTGCAGACATGTCAGACACCTTCATGTCCGCCATACCCGCGAAGCGACGACCTTCGTCTACGATGGTCCCCAGAAGCGAATACAGGACCTGTGAAGGTTCCTTGTAAGGAAGTGGCATGATGTTATCGCGCATCGTACCCGACGCTACGTCCACATCCCGCCATTCCGCAGGGCTTATCGGGGTGTCGTCACCCTTGACACGCAAGCCCTTAGTTTTGAACCCGCCCGGGAGGTTAGATAGAGTGCCAGCATCAACAAGCTGACGAATAAGACTGGTACCAGACTTAGCAAAAGCGCCAATGAGATGAATAAGGCCAAAAGCATAGAACCCAAAGCCCGGAACATACGAGTAATGTACGAAGTGATTGCGCTTGAGCTTTTTCTTGTCATCAGGGTTCCAGTTACGACGGATGGATAGGACCGTTTCGGTCTGTTTATCTATGGTAATGACGTACGGAAGCGCGATCTCAAGGTCATTTTCCTCCTTGTCGCGGTAGTCATCGTCCTCAATGACGAGGTCAACGTGCATTTCCAGCAGTTTGTACCGGTCATCGGTCTCTGCACGGAAGCCAAGTTGCTCCGAAATCTTCTGCTCTACCTCATCCATCGAGTTGACGGGGTCTGGTAGGTCTACATCACGGTAAAAACCCGACGCTTGAAGCTTTTTAAGCTCGTTCGGGGTCTTCCGCATCACGTGGGTGACGCGTTCAGCGACTTCCAAGCTGGACGCGCCATAAGGCACAACTACGTCTTCCGCAGTTACATACATTGCGACCTGACGACCCAGTGACGGGTCGTAGTACACCTTCTTGAACGCGTTACCTGCGAGGCCCAACCCCCACAGCATGCGCTCATGCTCAGGGCGGTACTCGACCATCACATCGGTCAACTGGTAATTCATATCTTCTTGGACGCGTGCAGCGGCGTCCTTCTTCTCGTTAGTCTCTTTACCGATAATCTGCGTACGCACCGGCCCTTGGGCTGGGAATGTCTCGCTCATAGTCTCGGCTTGGAACTTAACTACCGCTTCGGCCAGCAGTGGGTGATGTACACCACAGGCTCCCGGCCAAGGTTCTGTGCGGTCTTCGACCTTCATACCCAGTAGCTCAAGCCCGTCTACATAAGTCTGTATCCAGTCCTTGCGGCTGCTGATATCTTCATCAAACTCACCAAGCAGGTCGCCAGCAAGCTCTGTGAGCATGCCTTCATCCATATCCTCGGCTAGGTTGTCGTTGAAGTCGCCATCGTCCTCACTCGGGTCGATCTCGATCTCCAGACCATCCATGCCAATACTGACACTCTCAGGGTCTTCGATCTCAATCTCGATGTCAGGACCTTCGTCCATCTCCGACATCGTCGAAGACATACCTAGTGGGGCTTGGTTGAGCGACTTGTCGATATCCATTAATAGTATCCCTGATTGCGATTAGACTTGAAATACTGGATTTCGTCCGGTTCGTCTAGCGTAGTAGTGATATAACCTCCGCGTCTGAACCTGTGCAGTGCCATAGACACCGTATCGACATAGTCATCGTGGGTACCTGCGGGAAATTCTGCAACTTCATCAATGACTTCCTCGGCCCAGCGTGTCGCTGGTGCCCATACTCTACCAGACGCAAATATATCTGCGATCCCATTGAGTCGGCTAATCTTGTCATTACCACGTGTCGGGGTGAACTCCTGCACCGGTATGCCCATGGCTCGCATCTCGTAGATCAGCGGAGCACCTGACGCCTTTTTCTCGATGATGACACCGTCTGGTTGCCACTCTTTATACTCTTCGATGGCCGCACGCTTAAGCTCGGGGAACTCCATGCGGTCCCGGAAGGCGTTCAGGAGGATAATGTTAGCTTGGTCAACCCCGTTGTCGTCAGGATAGTAGAACACACCCCACGTCGTACACGCCGAATAGTCGGCACGTTGCGTCTTCTCGAAGGCCGTATCCCAGCTTTGTAAGATAAAGTCACAGCTTGGGGGGTCGTCACCTTCCCACTCTCGCCACCACTCTCTTTTAACAATAGCAGCCGACTCGGAAATGGGGTTCTGCTGGTACTGGGCCTGCCACTTGCTGTTCGGGACGTCGCGCTTGACTTTCTCAAGTTCTTCAAGCTCCCAGAACTCAGGCCACAGCGGCTTCTCCGAAGGTAAAATGGCGGGAAACTCGATCACTTCCCACTCACCAATGCTCTCGTTAGCCGCTGCATCCTTGAGTATCTGCCCGGTCAGGTCACGTTTAGACCAGCGCGTCATCACGATCACGATGGACCCACCCGGCTGGAGACGCTGACGCGGCCCAGATGTATACCACTCGTATGTCTTATCATAGATATCAGGGTTTATTTCTGCGATAGCCGCTTCCTGCTCGGAGTGCGGGTCATCAATGATGAGCACGTCAGCACCCTTACCAGTCACAGCACCACCTATGCCGATGGCAAAATAGTCACCACCTTTACTAGTGTTCCATCGACCGGCAGCTTTGCTGTCTGACGCGAGGCTCAGGTCAGGGAAAATGTTGTGGTACACGTCCGTGTCCACGAGGTTACGAACTTTACGTCCGAAGCCAACGGCTAGCTCTGCTGTGTGCGAGCACTGAATGATCTTTTTCTGGGGGTACTTGCCGAGGAACCATGCAGGTAGCAGGTAAGAGGCGAACTCCGACTTTGTGTGTCGCGGTGGCATATTAATAATGAGCCGTTTGCACTCGCCACGAGCAACGCGTTCGAAGGCATCTGCCATTTTTGCATGATGACGTCCCCCAATGAATGTCGGCCACACTTGTTCCACGAACTTCAGGAACTTGTCCTGCGCCAACTTTTTGGTCTTAAGCTCTGTAAGCTTATCAAGCTGGGCTAACAGTAGCTCCTGCTCTGCTAGGGACAAAGAAGACAGGATACCCGGGATATCTTGTAAGGAGACGTCAGCTAACATTACTCCCCGTCGTCCTCTTCCGCCAGTTCTGCGGACTGTGCGTCTTCCATCTCTTCAAGCTCGCCATACTCTAACTGCGCAACACCTAGCTCTTCGTCGAGGTCGCGGCCCAGCGGTGTGACGTCGATAATGTCCGCGTTCAGCAGGCGCTTCACGCGCTCCTTGATGGCGTTCTCAAGGTCTTCAGGGTTCTTATAGTTGATCGTGATCTCTGACTTGTTCGTAAACAAGCCGATATCACTGTGCTTGCCGAGCAGTTCGAGCGCCTTCAACTCAAACTTAGTCTCGCCGCAGTTGGCGATCTCCATGAGCTTATGGGTAATGGCAGCACGCGCTTGGTTCGCATCTACACCCATCGTCTGTCCGTAGGTGCGCAGGAAGGCAGCAGCCGCATACGCCGTGTTAATCTGGGTCAAGGGTGCTTTGTCTTGGTCTTTGACGACCGCTTCGAGTAGCTTCTTCTCGCGCTCGAAATCCTCAGGGGCTACTTCGATAGGGGCACCAAGGTGCGCCATAAGCTCTGCGGTGTTACCCGCTACTGCCATCTCTTCAGCAAAGTTCGCGGTTCCCTCATCAGCCCAATCGTATGGGATTGGAAACTCGTCGGTGGCTTCAACTTTTAAAATAGGCATGTGGCGCAGCGTCCGGTTTGAGGGAGCAGGCGTGCTGTGTAACAGCGTAGGGGTAGCGATGTAAAGGGGAAAAGGGGTGGCGCAAACTGAGGGGAAACACCACCCCTTCCGAAAAGGCCGCAATGTCGAAGTGCGACGGGGAATAATATCATGGGGGTTTTGCGTGTCAAGGTACCATTGACGGGGGGTCTTTCTGTATACGAAGTGGCCGCGATCCGCAGGATAAAAGTAAGGGGGTGGGGGGTCGGTTTTTGAAAACTTTGTGATCTTTTGAGCATATTATTATGTATGCACGGGTGGGACTCCGAAGCTCCCACAGCGGGGGATGGCCCTCCGGTGGGTCCAAAAGGGGAACAAATCGACCTCCCCTCCCCTAATTGCGGAACAGACGGGGAACAGGGCCTAACATTGTTAGTTTTTCCTTGTATTACATCGAAAAACATGAGACTTTCCAATCATCGAAACGGACTGGCCGCTTCGAGACACTAAGACCTCACTGGATAGCGAGGCACATAGAAGGAATTGTTTATGACTAGCAAAGCATCACTTATGGCTTCAACCTATGTTGAAGGCGTTGACCTTAACGTAGCAGACGTAACGCTCGGCTCTATCCTTGCCGATATGATTGAGGCTAGCAAGCAAGCGTATGGTTCGCACATCCGCATTGCCGCCAAGTTCAACGACATGTTGCC